TTCATTGACCCATATCCAGATGGTTTAAGCAATGAAGGTGATGTTATCATCAAAGGTAACTTACAAGTTGATGGTACTACCACTACAGTTAACTCAACACAAACAACTGTTAATGACCCGATCATGATGGTTGGTGATACCACCAGTTCAAGAACTGTAATGGTGGCAGTTCAATCAGGTGTTTCTACAGTTATTGTTGATCAAGTAACAGGTATCGCAGTAAATGATACTTTATTACACTCAAGTTTCTCTGCAAGTGGTATTACAACTGTTACAGCGATAAACAGTGGTGCAAAGATGCTTACCTTCCAAGGCACCACCATCGCAGGAATAAGTACTCAAACTACTTTCTCAGTTGTACACGCAACAGATACTAATACTGACCGTGGACTTGGATTTACTTATAACACTGGTATTGGAACTGCAAATGCTACAGAGGGTTTCTTTGGATTAGATGATAGTTCAATTGCATCTAGCACAGCAGGAACAGGAAATCACGGAACACATGGTGATAATAGTCGTAGATGGACTTATGTTCCTGATGCAACCATATCAGCAAGTGTTGTTACTGGTACAAAAGGTTTCTTAGATATCAAAGGTATCTACTATCAGTCAGGAAACTTTTCTTCAGGTGGTGTTGTTTGGTTTGATGATACTGGTTTGCAGAGATCTACTAACGCTCCACAAACACCAGTTATTACATCAAAGCAAGTATTAACTGCGATTACAAAAGTTACATTGAGTTCATTAAGTGCTGCTATAACAGTGGCAGTTGGTGATATTGTCAAACAAGATACCACTGGTGCTTTTGGTGTTGTTGAAACAGCAGTCACAGGTGGAAACGCTGTTAATTTGATTGGTGTAGAGGGAACATTTAACACAACTAATAATTTACGAAGAGAGGGTCAGAGTGGTGCAATTGCAAACCTTTCTTCTGTACCAGGTGCAGCAACAAATGTCTATGTGAATAAACCACATTGGACTTCAACCCTAGATGGAGGAACTTTCTAAATGCAACAAAACAGTGAAGTGGACGTAAATATACTCGTCAACTTATATAATTCTAAATTAGCATCAGCATTAAATCAAAATGTTTTGTTAGAAGCAAAATTACAAACTCTAAAAAACGATTTTGAGAAAGAAAAACACGAACTTCTAGAAGAAATCGCAAATCTAAAAGGTGAATAATGGGTAATCCAAGAAGCAGAGGAGCACTAATAAACTATTCCTTACGTAAGTTAGGTGCACCAGTTTTAGAAATTAATATTGAAGACGATCAAATACATGATTTGGTTGATGATACTTTGCAGTGGTATTACGAACGACATTATGAAGGTATTGAGAGAATGTATCTTAAATATAAGATTACACAGGATGATATTGATAGAGGTACAGCAAAAGGAACTGATGGTGTTGGTATAGTTACAACAACTGGAATAACAACTACAACATCAAGTTACTTAGTAACAAGTAATTTTTATGAAACATCAAATTTTTTAGCGATTCCTGAACATGTAAGAGGTATCAATAGAATATTTAAGTTTGATTCCAGTTCTATTTCTGGTGGAATGTTTAGTATTAAATATCAACTATTCTTAAATGATTTGTATTATTTTAACTCAGTTAATTTATTACAATATGCGATGACAAAAACATATCTTGAAGATATTGATCACTTACTAACAACAGAAAAACAAATAAGATTTAATCAAAGACAAGATAGATTATACTTAGATATTGATTGGGGGGCAGAGACAGTTGGTAATTTTATAGTTATAGATTGTTTTAGAGCATTAGATCCAGAAAAATATACACAAGTTTATAATGACCCATATGTTAAAAAATATTTAACTGCATTGATGAAAAAACAATGGGGACAAAATTTAATTAAATTTAGAGGAACAAAATTACCTGGTGGTATTGAACTCAATGGTAGAGAAATATACGATGATGGAGTAAGAGAATTAGAGGCAATTAAAGCAGCTGCTAATGAATATGAAATGCCACCTCTAGACTTTATCGGGTGATATATCATGGCGTTAAATCCGTATTTTTTACAAGGAAGTCAAGGTGAGCAAAGATTAGTACAAGATCTAATTAATGAGCACCTTAAAATTTATGGTGTAGAAGTTACATATATCCCACGTAAATTTGTAAATCAGGCAACTATAATAGAGGAAGTTACTGCGTCAAAGTTTGATGATAATTTTTCAATAGAAATGTATGTTAATTCATATGATGGTTATTCAGGTGCTGGAGATGTATTAACAAAATTTGGTATGAGTTTGAGAGATGAGGTTGAACTTACGGTATCAAAAGAGAGGTTTGAGGAATTTATAGCACCATTTATGGAATCATCTGATGATATTAATTTATCATCAAGACCAAGAGAGGGTGATTTAGTATTTTTTCCATTAGGTGCGAGATTATTTGAGATTAAATTTGTAGAGCACGAAGATCCGTTTTACCAATTAGGTAAAAACTACGTTTATAAACTTAAATGTGAATTATTTGAGTACGAAGATGAAGTTATTGATACATCTCTCGAAGTTATCGATACTCAGGTTAAGGAAGAAGGATTTATTGCCACACTTAAATTAGTAGGTGTTGGTAGAACTGCGATAGCGACTCCAATTCTAGGTTCAGGATATATCCGTGAAATATTCTTGAATAATGATGGTTCTGGATTTACAGGAACTCCAACAGTTGCGATCAGCACATCACCAAGTGGTCAATCTGGTGATAACGCAACTGCAGTAGCATTTACAACTGAAAGGGCAGGAGTGAGATCTATAGAGAAAATATTATTAACTAACGCAGGTGCTCAATACACAACACCTCCAATCATTACAATTTCAGGTGGTGGTGGAACAGGTGCTGCTGCAACTTGTTCAATTAATACAACATCTAATGGTGTAGTTAGATTTGTAATGACAGATAATGGTATTGGTTTTGGTACCGCTCCAACAGTTACTGTTGCTGCTCCTGCTGCTGGTGTTGCAAGTGATCGTGCGATTGGTATTGCTTCTATCGGTGATGCTGGTGCTGGTTTCAATCGTGTCAATTCAATATTTGTGCAAAATGCTGGTATTGGATATACCTCTGCTTTACCAACAGTGACCATCTCTAATCCTGAAACAATTAGTGGTGTTGGAACATATCTATTCAATGAAGTTGTTCAGGGTATGCGTTCAGGAGCACAAGCAAGAGTCAAATCTTGGGATCAGGACACTGGAATATTAGGAATTAGTAATATTGGTATTGGTACAACAGTATCAGGATTCTTTGCAGGTGAAGATGTGAAAGGTCTTACATCGGAGGCATTATTCAGCGTTTCTGTCTATGATGATGAAGATCGTACAGATAAATATAATGAAGGTGACATTTTTGAGTCAGAAGCAGATGCTATTCTTGATTTCACGGAGTCTAATCCATTTGGTACATTCTAATGTTAGGAAATTACTTTTATCACGAAATAATTAGAAAAACAGTTATCGCATTCGGTACATTGTTTAATGATATTCATGTGCGTCACGATGATCAAGCAGGTAATGCCATATCAGAGATTAAAGTTCCAGTTGCATATGGTCCGAGACAAAAATTCTTAGCAAGAATTACACAACAAGCAGAATTAAATAAAGCAACTCAAATTACATTACCTCGAATGTCTTTTGAGATTACTAATATATCATATGATTCATCTCGTAAAGCAGGTATAACACAAACATTTAAGGCAAAGGATCAAAGTAATGATCAGATGAAAAAGGTATTCATGCCAGTGCCATATAATTTAGGATTTGAATTAAATATTTTAGTTAAATTACAAGATGATGGATTACAAATACTTGAGCAAATTTTACCATTTTTTCAACCTGCATTTACACTTTCGATTGATTTAGTTAAATCAATTGGTGAGAAAAGAGATGTTCCTATGATATTGAATAATATTGCACAACAAGATGATTATGAAGGAGATTTTTCAACAAGGAGAGCGTTAATATACACATTATCATTTACAGCAAAGACTTTCATGTTTGGTCATATTGCAGATACTCCAGAAGGACTTATTCGTAAAGTGCAGTTGGATTACTACTCAGATACAAATACAAGAACTGCAAAAAGAGTACAGAGATATACAGTTGTTCCAAAAGCGAAAAAGGATTATAACGATGATGGTGTTATAGATAAACAAGACGAACCATTCATCGAACCAGGTGATGATTTTGGTTTCACTGAGACAAGCACATTCTTCGGTGACTCAAAAGATTTTGCTCCAAATAGGGGTGTGGATATCTAATCATGAAAAACTCATATGATTCTTTAAATGATACTTTCAACACTGATCCTGTTGAATCAACTGAAATTGTTAAAGAACAGAAAAGAAAAGAACAGATTCAGAAACTTACTGATGATGTAAGTAAAGATTATGATTACACAAGAGGTAATCTTTATTCATTGATTGAGAAGGGACAAGAGGCAATCAATGGTATTATGGAAGTTGCTGGTGAAACTGCAAGTCCAAGAGCGTATGAAGTTGCTGGTCAGTTGATTAAAAGTGTTGCAGATAGCACTGATAAGTTAATGGACTTACAGAAAAAAGTTAAAGAGATAGAGGAAGATAATCCAAAAAAACAAAGCACTGTTACAAATAACGCATTGTTTGTTGGTTCAACTAGCGAACTCTCAAAAATGTTAAAAGACGGAATACTAAATAGTAATAACTCTGAATAATTATAATGGGTAAGAAGTCTCCT